CCCCCCTCCGCAGGGCAACCGGGGTATGGCTCACACCCACGCCCTAGTTGCCCTCCGGCCATAGACTCGCCAGAGAACCTGGTCTGTCTAATCTAACTTGTCATTCACAATTGAATCAACTACTGTCCTAGTCTCTCCAACGCCTATTTCCGTGTTATAAACCATGCTACCATATAAAGAACGAATTACCTTTAACGCCTCCTCACTATACTCCCGATGACGTGCACGCCGTGAACCCTTACCCGGGACGTACGTCGCCCATTCTGCGTTTCTCGCAACGTTCGCTGCTACAGTTGCATCCAGGGTCATTGCGGTCCTGACCCCAGCGTACTCAGGGTCTTCCGATGGATCCCATTCCAGTGAGTAATGCATGTTGTGTGCATAGCTCGCACGCGGCTTGACAAGTGACGTGCCTGGTACAGACAGAGACTCTTCCAGCACCGCCAAGACGTACTGAAACTCTTGGCATGATGGACAATCACCACCCACTGTTGGGTCAACGAATGACTCTTCGGCAGCAACAAATTTATGAGCACACAAATCAGGTATGAGAATATCAGAACAAAAGAAACCAGGTTTAAAGGTTGACTCCAGGAGCAGATGCATCTTTGAGGTTGAAAGCTGGGTGATCTCAGCACCAGGAATTCGCTCCGCCGTCGCCCCACCACAAATATAGATGAGATCGTCAGAAGACCGAACCCCGAGTGACTGCGCCACGCGCTCAACCCTGGTGTTAATAGATGCACTGACTGGATACTGTATGACAGGGATCCGATGCAAACCACGTGCCTCCGCGTGTGGCACAACGCAAATGTAAGACCCCGTTGCCTCATCACCGTCATTCAGATCAGGAGCGGCGGACCCTTTCCCAAGCTGGAATGACGCACGACCAACGTCGAGAGCGACAGTGGCGCCAGTCATGGCAGCCGCGGCAAGTATCAGGTCATGATTAAGCTGGCCCCCCCACTCAATGAGAATCGTGGCGTCAGTCACATCACGCTGCCGGTATCTCATGAGGCATGAGACCTCTTCAATGCGCGTGATACACGATGCAGTATTCCGGTCGCGAGCAGACCGGTCTCTTGCGAAGTAGGAAAGGCCCTCGTCCTTGTTAAGGTCCTGCCCACCGGGGTGTGCGTCCCTCTCGACTCGAGCCTCCGCAAGAGCAAAACCGACGCCCATGACTACACCCGACAAATCGGTATCAGCCTCAAAATACTTGCGAGCCCAGCCGCGCGGACCACCAGGGACATCAATGCCGAGCCTGAGATCCGAGCCCTCAACATTGACATCGCACGAACCCAATGACAGCACTCGTGCGAACGCCACGACAACAGACGGAGATCTGTCGTGCACATCATAAGCAACCTCACCCCTGGAATCCAAGAAAGCAAGTCTGAGACGGTCAAACTCATATTCCTCTATTATACGGTGCGCGGGATAAGTAATGCGACGGAGAGCAGTAAGGCTGGTACGAGCGGCGTAACCCAAAACAGTATGGGCCTTCTTCTTGACCGTGAGCACACCCAGACCATAAATGAATTGTCTAAGCACCACCGCAAGGTAAATGCGCGTAGCCTCCGCACTCGTAAGATAGGGAACGTGTAGAGTCACCATCCTTGACCCCTTCTCAACGGGACGAAATTGAAACAGTGCTGCAGTTCGCCCACGGGAGAATTGTCTTGACACGCGAAAATACTTGGCCTTAGTCGCGACTATGAACGCCTGCAGCTGGCGCTCGGCATCTTTCGCACTGGCGTACCCAGCTTCAGTGATACAGTCATAGAGTGCAAACTCGATATGCGACTGTGCAGAGAAGCGAGAGGCGCCAGGTGCAGACTGTGCCGTTAACCCTGTGGTTGCGTTGCGGGTTGACTTATCGAAAGCTTTGTCCTCAACCCGCATAGCACGCAGTAACGCTACAGACGCATCGACGGCGTCAGACGAAAGTGATTGCAACTGTTCAACAAAATCAGGAAACGAATTCTTAACTAACGGAAAGGAAGGACCAAAAACAGGCAGAGGTGCGGAACACACCCAGCCACGAATACGAGGAACGGAATCAAAATCACAAAATTCAAAAGACGTAGGATCAGGTAGAAGATGGTGGCACATGCCTGCCAATGAGAACACTCTATGGTCCGCAGTGAGAAGCATGTGTCGCAGATGAGCCAGATCTGCCATATTTTCTAGTGATGGCTCCTAAATACTTTTCACGTATTTAGGAATGCAAGTCAGAGTTAAGGTTTATTATCC